AACATATTTATGGCCTGCGGGCGTTAATTCTATTGAGATCGGCCCAACAGGTGCTTTTGGCGGCACCCGTCCTATCTTAATAGATGACGCTACTTATTTTCGTGATCCGCAAACTAATGTGTCGTTTGGTATTAAGTTAATTAACCAACAGCAATATAACGGTATTGCAGTTAAGACGGTAACTAGCACGTACCCGCAAGTTATGTGGGTAAACAATAGCTTCCCCGATATTACCGCAACCATTTACCCAGTACCTACGCGCATACTTGAGTGGCACTTCATTTCTGCCCAACCATTAGATAGCGCATACGGTATTCTTAGCGCGGGCACACCGCTTTATTTTCCGCCAGGTTATCTGCGTGCGTTTAAATATTGTTTGGCTTGCGAACTTGCGCCCGAGTTTGGCGTAGAGCCATCGCCTACCGTACAGCGTATTGCGATGGTAGCTAAACGCAATCTGAAACGTATCAACAATCCTGATGACGTCATGTCTATGCCTTACTCTATCGTGGCTAGTCGTCAACGGTTTAATATCTACGCGGGTAACTACTAACCCATGAAGACACCGCTGTTAGGTCAAGCGTATGTAGCCCGCAGTATTAACGCTGCGGACGCACGTATGATTAACTTGTATCCTGAAGCCACACCTGCGCCAGATGGCAAGGATGCGGGCTTTTTAAATCGTGCCCCAGGTTTGCGTAAGTTAGCTAACGTGGGCACCGGCCCTATTCGTGGGTTATGGTCGTATGGCGGCTATGGCTACGCGGTGTCAGGCAGCAAATTCTATAAAATAGATACCAACTGGGTAGCTACACCCATTGGCAACGTAAGCGGTACTGGTCAAGTGTCAATGGTCGATAACGGCACGCAGCTATTTATTGCGGCTAACCCTGATGGGTACATTTATGACGCGTCTTCAAATCAATTTGCCAAAATTACGGACGTAGATTTTCCAGGCGCAATAACAGTAAGCTATTTAGACGGCTACTTTATTTTTCAGGAGCCTAATTCCCAACGATTTTGGACGTCTGAGTTATTAGACGGTACTCAAATTGATCCGTTAAGTTTTGCTAGTGCTGAAGGTATGCCAGACGATTTAGTGTCGTTAATTGTTGACCACCGTGAGGTTTGGTTGTTTGGCACTCAGTCAGTTGAAGTTTGGTACGACGCAGGCACCTCGCCATTTCCATTAGCGCGTATTCAAGGTGCGGTTAATGAGATAGGCTGCGCGGCTACGTTCTCGGTAGCTAAATTAGATAACGCATTATTTTGGCTAGGCGCTGATGCCCGCGGGCAAGGCATGGTATACAGGGCTAATGGCTATTCGGGTCAACGCATTTCTACCCATGCGGTTGAGTATGCTATTCAAAGTTATGACGTTATATCTGATGCAATTGCTTTTACTTACCAACAAGACGGACATTCTTTTTATGTACTGACGTTTCCAACCGCAGAAAAAACGTGGGTATACGATGTAGCTACCCAAGCATGGCATGAGCGTGCGGGCTTTGCTAACGGCAGATTCATACGTCATCGTGCTAATTGCCAAATGTTTTTTAATAATACGAACGTAGTTGGCGACTATCAAAACAACAAAATTTATGCGTATGATTTAGAAATGTACGCTGACGATACTCAACCGCAGAAATGGTTGCGGTCATGGCGCGCGTTAGGAACTGGTCAAAACAATTTAAAACGTACTGCTCAACACTCTTTACAAGTTGATTGCCAAACAGGTGTAGGACTAAATGATGGTCAAGGCAGCGATCCGCAGATAATGCTTCGTTGGTCTGATGATGGCGGCCATTCGTGGTCTAACGAACACTGGGCAAGTGTAGGTAAGATAGGTGTGTATGGGTACCGTGCGTTCTGGCGTAGGTTAGGCATGACAACTAAACTGCGTGACCGTGTGTACGAGCTATCAGGCACCGATCCAGTAAAGATAACCTTATTGGGCGCTGAATTAAATTTGTCGGCCACCAATGCCTAATCCAGATAACGAACCGCAGATACCCAAAAACCAGTCGTCGATTACCGACGACCGGACGGGCATGGTATCGCGTGATTGGTACCGCTTTTTTTTAAACCTGCTTAATAAAGCCAACGAAGGCGGCGGTGGATCAGGTACGGTAACGTCTGTCAACGTATCCGGCGGCACGACGGGTTTAACGGCAACTGGTGGCCCTGTCACAACGTCTGGCACCATCACCTTAGCCGGAACGCTTGATGTCGATAACGGCGGTACAGGAGCTACTACAGCGGCCACCGCGTTAACTAATCTAGGCGCTTATCCCGCATCAAATCCTAACGGGTATACAAGCAATACGGGCACGGTAACGTCTGTGAATGTGTCGGGCGGCACAACGGGTTTAACGGCAACTGGTGGCCCTGTCACAACGTCGGGCACGATCACTTTAGATGGGACGCTTGGAATAGCTAATGGTGGTACTAACGCCACTACGGCTATTGGGGCGTTAACAACATTAGGTGCTTATCCAGCATCTAACCCTAACGGGTACACAAGTAACACTGGAACAGTTACTAGCGTAGCCGCTACGGTGCCGTCGCTGTTATCTATTACGGGCAGTCCAATTACAACGTCCGGAACCCTTGCAATTACTTATTCAGGTACTGCGTTACCTATTGCTAACGGGGGTACAGGACTTACCGCGCTAGGCACAGGGGTTCAAACAGCATTAGGTAACAATGTAGGGTCGGCAGGCTCTTTTGTTACTAACGGCGGTGCACTAGGGACGCCTTTATCGGGCACACTAACTAACGCAACGGGGTTGCCGTTATCTACGGGTGTAACAGGCAATTTGCCGGTTACAAACTTAAACAGTGGAACAGGCGCGTCAGCCACTACTTTTTGGCGTGGGGACGGTGCATGGGCTACGCCCGTTGCGGGAGGTACTGGCACTGTAACTTCGGTAGGTTTAGCAGCCCCCGCAGCGTTTACTGTAACTAATAGCCCCGTTACAACTTCCGGCACATTAACGCTTGATTATTCTGGAACCGCAATACCTACTACTAGCGGAGGTACTGGGCTAACTTCATTTACCGCAAATGGTATTCTTTACGCATCAAGCACAAGCGCATTAGCTACAGGTTCTGCTCTAACCTTTAATGGCACTAATTTTGCAACTACAGGAAACGCAACTGCTGCGCGTTTTATACCTACAAGCTCTACCTTAGCTGCTAGCACTAACCAAATATACCTACCGACTTCTCAAAGTATAGCTATTGCTCCTAACGGAGTTTCCGTACTGCGCGTAAATACGTATGGAGTTGCGATAGGTAACAATGTAGCCGCCGATGCGGTGCTTCACGTTAATCCGGTTAACACGTTAATTGGCAGCGTTTTTTCACCCTCGGCAACAGGCGCGTTTGGTATCTACAATTCAGGCGGGTTAGTAGAGCGGCCAGGAAGTTTTACTGCTACTCAAGTTAATTCAAATGCTCTCAGAATCTCTAGTCTTAAATGGGATGATGGAATAGACCCAGGCACTATTACAACTGCTACCACGCTGTACATAGAAGGCGCGCCAACTGGTGCGTCTATTACTACAATTACCAACCCCTACGCGCTATACGTAGCAACAGGTAGATCGTATTTTGGCGGTAACATTCTTGGCGACTTTACTAACGCTACATTAACAAGCCGAACATCGTTTCAGACTAATACAGCAAATAGCACAACCGGCATTTACGCATTACCTAGTGGATCATCAACAGCCGCTTCATGGCAAGCAACAAACAATAGTAATCCAACAAACGCATCAAAAGTTTTAATTGCTACCAATGGCAGTACCGATGTGCAACTTGTTTCCGGCATTAATGGATCAGGATCATATTTACCGCTGACTATTTTTAACGGCGGCGTTGGTAGATTTGTATTCGGTACTTCAGGACAGTTTGGTATTGGACCAACGGCTACAGCGTCTTACGGTACAACAGGGCAAATATTAACGTCTGGCGGCGCAAGCGCCGCTCCTACTTGGTCAGATAATATTGCAGCAGCTACTGCGGTTGCATCTACTAGCGGAACGTCAATTAGTTTTACTAGCATACCTTCGTATGTTAGGCGCATTACGGTAATGCTTACTGGTGTATCTACTAGCGGAACGTCAAACTTACAAATACAATTAGGAACTGGTGGAACTCCTACATACACAACTTCAGGTTATCTTGGTTGTGCAGGAACGTATGGCGGCACATTAGTTCAAGTAACTTCAGGTATTTTAATAACGGGTAACACCGCGGCTGCAAGCATTTTTCATGGGATAGCAACCATAACGCTTTTAACAGGTAATACTTGGGCCGCAGTATCTACCACAGCTAAATCAGATAGCGCAGCGGGCACTAACAGCGCAGCATCAATTCCATTGGCTGCTGCGTTAACGGCAGTACGAGTAACAACAGTTAACGGAACCGACACGTTCGACGCCGGTTCAATCAATATTCTTTACGAGTAAGGAGTTACCATGCACAGAATTGAAGTTAATGTTTTAACGGGTGAAGTTATGGAAATACCGTTAACGCCAGAAGAACAAGCAGAATACGATGCGGCGCAAGCACAGCAAAATCAAACTGAAGAACAGCCAACTACTAGCGGAGAAGTAAGTGAGTGATATTAAATTAACACTAACCGTAGACGAAGTTAACTATGTGTTAGGCGCTTTGGGCGACAGACCATTTGTACAAGTTGTTAGCTTAATAACTAAAGTACGTGACCAAGCACAAACTCAATTACCTGAGCCTCACAGCGCAGACGTAGTAGAGGCTAAGTCCATTGACTAATGTTACTATGACAGGTACAGTTTCTTTATCTGAGCAAAATGCGCCAGAAAAGGTTAAATTTCGTCAAGATGTTTTAGCTACGGAAGCTGGGCTAAAAGATTTAGTTAGCAAAGGCGAGATACCTGACGCGCTGCCGGATTGCACATTAACGCATTACTTTACGCCAAAAGACGATAAATATGGGTGCCATGCGTATGCACGGGAAATGTTTATCCCAAAAGGCACGTTAATAATAGGAAAAATTCACCGGCATCAGCATTTAAACTTTATTTCTAAAGGTAAAGTAATTGTAATGACGGAGTTTGGCCAAAAAAATCTTGAAGCGCCTTGTACGTTTGTATCTGAAGTAGGGTTAAAACGAGCGGTATACGCCGAAGAAGATACGTTGTGGACGACAGTGCATTTGACAGAACATGGGCATGAGGATGACTTGGCGGAAATAGAAACCGAAGTAATCGCTCCAAGTTACAGTGATATGGCGTTAATTGATTCAGTAGATGAATTACTGAAGCTACGAAAGGAATAATTATGACTTGGGGCATGGTAGCAAGTGTAGGCGGTAGTTTAGTTGGCGGATACTTGCAAGGGCAAGCCGCAGGCGATGCGGCAGATACAACTGCGCGCGCGACTGATCGAGCTACCGCATTGCAACGCCGGATGTATGAAGAAAGCGTAAAACGTCAAAAACCTTTTTATGATGTTGGCGTAAACGC